GCAACACCACGCTGCGCTGCTTGCGCAGCATTTCACGTCGGCCGACCATCTCATCCAACCGGTCGCAGAGTGAGCGATACTCTTCACGCGTCAATTCGCGCAGGGAGGTGGTGCGCCCACCGCTGGCATCGCCAACCAGCACGATCTTCATTTCGTCGGGGTCAAACTCTTTGGGCAAGAGTTTGAAAAGCGAGTAAAATCGGGAGTAGTCCATGATGGCTTGTATTGTGCGCACCACCCGTAGAGGTGGCGCGCGTAAAATTTAATCTTAGTTGGCCACGAAGCCGGGCACAGAGACAATCAGCCCTTTTTCGTCACGCTTGCACTTGGCATGGCCGGTGGCCGGCGCAACGACATCCTTGCGGTCGGTAGCGGCAAGGACCAAGGCCGAAACGATATAACATACGCCTTCCTGCGGTTCGGGCAGTCCTACGACTTCGCCGTATTGATGCCGGCAGATGCTGTCCGCATCAAAATCTGTGAACGAAACGGAGACACGCGCAACATTACCGCTGGCGGGGATTTCAGCACCGTTGTTGAGAACGATGGCGTGAGGGGTGAGATTGATAAACTTTTTCATGTCTTTTTGTTTTTGAGAATTAAACATGTTAGTACATTTGATGATGAGAATGGGCAGCTCGTTTCGGTAGATGTGAACCGCTGTCGTACCGTTTTCTCCCTTAATGGGTCGAACTTCGACTTTGGAGCGTAGATGCTTCATATTCGCAATCAGAACACTTAGGGAATGGGCCAAAACATCCAACTCATTCCCCGGTCCGGGAGTGCTGCGCACCTTATAGTGGAAGAGATAGGTTGCTACTTCTTGCAACCATCGCGGCTTTTGGTTCGGCCGCATCGTGTACCAGTAGAGAAATTTCATTTTCGCAGGGATTGGGTTTAGAGATTGGGTGAAGGTGGCAGGGGTCGAACCTGCGGTGCTCTGTTTCGTTCTGCTTCTTTCTCTATGAGTTATGGTTATATTGAAGCTTTTGCACCACCCTCGGCAGCACTCTGCCGAACACCTTCTTAAAAGGTGGGGCTGGCTATGCTCACGCACCGCGCGCCCCGTTGAGACAATCAAACATAAATATGGATTAGTTAATCTTATATTGGCGTGTAAAACTCTTCATATCCTTAGTTTTTAATCGGTGTTCTCATCGTGAATTCGTATGAGGAGTTCTTTTATGGCATTCGCGGCGGCCAAGGCTTGCTCTCTGGTACGGAAATAATTGCCAAACTCGTGTCTATTCTTATCCGCACAATGACCATCTTCTCTATCTACCATTATAATTCCCTGATTGCCAACATAACAATATTCCTCACCATCTTCCGCTCTCCACCGTATCTTCTCAATACGTTTTTCCGCTGCGTTCCAGCGGAGGCCTTTTTCTTTCATCAAGTCGAATAGTTCTTGCTTTTCCTCTTCGGTGGCGAGGCGGATTTTACAATTGTCCATATTACAGCAAGAATCATCTTTAATCAAAATGCCGCTCAAATCTCTGTGTATATAGCATCTGTAAGCCCCGACAAAATCTTTACTACCCTTATAAATCATCATGATTTTATGGGTATCATCATGGTTAGGTTTCACGTCGTCGATGAGAATGTCCCCATCTTTGAAGTCTTGTTGTGGTGTGAATGTAATTACACCGTCTTTGATGGTGGCTGTGCAGCCTGCGGGAATGGCGACGGTGTCGCCTTGGGTAAATTTGATTTCCATTTGATTTGAGTTTAGTGGTTCTGATTTTCGAATGACTTATAAATGAATGTGAACATCATCCATAGCAGGAGCACCGCCCACAGGGCGATGGCTGCGACCGCCGCTTTAAGGAGTAATACTACTATCATCGGGCCTCCAGTTGATGGTTATTTCTGCCATGAGATGCCCCGTGCCGTTGCAGCGCTTACAGGGCTTGGCTATATCTTCATCGAAGTAGTCTCTGATTGTTCCATTACCGGAGCAGGTGGGGCAGCGGAAACCGCCTTGCTGCAAATGCTCGGCGTTGGGGGTGTCGAAATTCCACGGGCAGAGGGCGATGCTGTGTTTAACCCTGCTCATGGTTGAATGTCTTTGACGTTCATTTTCAGTGGCTCAAAGGCATTTTTGATTTCGGTCGCCACCATTGCGTTGGTGGTCTCTACGACCGTGCAGCCCAGTGTCTTGGCGTGCCGCAGGGTGATGTCGCAAGCATAGCTTTCTGGCGAGGTAATCCACGCGTCTACAAAGTTGCGGGCGTGGAAGTTGTAGAGGAGTATTTGAAAGAGTTTCATTTGGGGTAGGGGTTAGGTTAGGGTTTAATTCCGTTTTCAATTCTATTGATGCCTTCTTCCCAAACTGGGTAGAAGCTGCCGGCTTCGCCGGTATATCTGCCTTGGCAGTAGGCTTTGAAGCCCGAGACTTTCACTTTTACGCCGGCGGCGTAACGAAGCTTTACCGCGGATTTGCCGATGGGCTGTCCTCTGTCTTCTTGCGAGATGAAGATGAAGCAGCGTTTGGGGAAGCGTTCTATCAGAGCCATGACTTGTGGGTAAGTCCAGCCGGTATACTGGAAGGAGTCTATGATGATAAATTTTGCACTGCGCTGTTTGGACAGACGCTTTACAAGTTCATCCATATCCGGTTCGGTGGTGATTTGGAAACGGCTGCCGATGGTATCCATCCCAAATCGTTTTAAGCGCTCGGCAAAACTCTGTCCAATTCCCTCTTCCAAAGAGAGATAGTGTACTTTTCCATGATTACAGAGTTCACGGGCAAGCTGCATCACAAAACTGCTTTTGCCGCTGGCGCTTGCCCCCATCACAAACCACGTGTCGGCCATGTCGGGATTTCCAAAAGCGCTCTTCCAAATACCCTCCCAAGGGATTGGTGTATGTTTTTTCGCTAATACTTCGCTTGCGCTATAAGCTCGCTTGGATTTACTCATTGGTCAATTTCAGCTTTTCAATTTCGGTATATACTCGGCGTAGCCCGCCGTTGGTCTTGCGGACGATGCCGCCGATGTCTGCGCCTTCGGGAGCGTTGGCCTTGGCCACCACCCGGGCCTGTTCGCGCAGGAAATCTTCACGTTCGCGCCCATCTTCGGGGGTTACGCGGGCGTAGCGGTCGCCGTACCGGCTCAGCATTTCGGTGTACCCCACTTTCTGTCCGTCGATGTTGCGCGTAATCTTCGCGCGCAGACCGTCCGCTCCCATCATATACCAAGCGCAGCAGCGCTCGGTGGCGTTCCACAAGGCTTTCAATTCGAGGAATGCCTCGTATTGAAGGTCGCCGGCCTCGTCCAAGATGATGAGCGGGCGGTCGATGGAGCGAAGGTAGTACACCAAGTCGTCGTAGACATCTGCGTAGCGCCCGCGAGCGTTGACGCCAAACTCACCTGCGATACAGCGGATGAGCTTTAATTTCGTTTTGACCTGCGAGCAGTCGATATAGACGGCATTTGCGTGCGTCTTCACATAGTGGCGGGCGGTGAAGGTCTTGCCGATGTTGGGCAGGTCGCATAGGATGCCCGAAAGGCTCGACTGCTGGCAGAAGTCCAAATGCGTTGAGATGAAGTCGAAGGTGGCAGTCTTGGCGGCCTGCCAGTCCATCTCCCCACGCAGGTTCACGCCCAATTTGCGGGCGATGCTAATCCACGAGCCATCGCTGAGCACGCGGTCGGTCTGTCCTTTCTTCAAGGCGCTGTAAGCGGAGGATGTGATGCCGAGCGCGCCGGCGTGCTTCGCATCGCTGGGGTAGTTGCTTCGGGCGGCGCTGATGGCTGCCGTAATCCGTTGTTTGATGTCCGTTGTAATCATCTTGTAATGTCGTTATAATCGGGTTCTAAAAACTTTCAAGGGCCAAGGCGCAGTAGTCGATGGCTTGGGGTGGGATGCGTGGGTGCTCCTCCTTGAGCGTTTCCACGAGGATGTCGTCGCGGTGTAGGGGCTGCACGTTCTTGGGCTTCATCACACCCACCTTTTGAATGCGGTGGTCGTTGACATATTTCGTGAACTTGGCCACCTTGCCTTGCTGCTTGGCAAACTTGGCGTGGTCCTCCTCGGTTTGCTCGGCCATTACGCGGTTGTAGGTCTGCACCTTCTCCACCGTGTCGATGTACTTCCCGTTTTGGAAGATGTGCACCTCTGTGGGCTTGCCCTCTTCATCGGGCAGGTAGCAGGCAGCCACTTTGTAGTCGTTTGGCGCGAGACGGTCAAGTACTGCGGTATCGCTCAGCCACCAGTCCGCGTAAGCCACACGCACGGTAGAGTTGCGGGTGATAGTCGTTTCAACCACTTCACCGATGTAGCGCGCCAGTGTGATTTTGTCAAGCGGCTGCAACGTGGGGTTGATGTTGCTTACCAGCACCTGCCAGCGGGTCATACCCGGGTACTTCTTTTGGTTGGGGTGCAGGCTGTTGTTCCATTCGCAGTTGTCGCGGCGGTCGTCGGCTACCAATTCTTCATAGGTGAAGTATTGTTTATCTTCGTACAGTTCGTTGCTCTCGTCGCTCACCTTCTTGCTTTCGGTGCGCCACTTGCCTTTGCCATAGAAGCGCCCGATGCCTTCGTGGTTCTTGTGGATGATGCTGCGCTTCTTCGCTCCGTTCATTGGTTCTGCGTACTTCTCCTGCGAGTTCTGCGGAGCACAGAAGCGAACGAATGGGAAAGCTACGCCGGCCTGCAAGAAGCCTGTTTTATACTGCGTCATCAAGTGGTTTTCCACTTCAATTCCGGCAGGCATTCCCCAGCCGTTGCGGTCGATGGCGCGAAACATGTCGCGGAAGCAGTCCACCACCAGCAGTTCGTCCTTCTTTCTACCGTAGCTCGCCCCAATCACGCACTGGCTGACGACATCGTAAGCATAGTATGCGTGGATGCGCTGCTTCGTGTCTTTGACTTTGCGGGTGAGGTCCACGTCGTCCATCGAGATTTGCGATAGCGAGAACTCGCCCGAATGGCGGTGCATGTGCGGCATTTGCTCGTGCATGAAAGTGGTGAAGCTGTCGTGCTGGTGAGCAATGAGCAACCGGTTCTTGGGTCGGTTGAGGTAGTTGGCAATGGTGGTGTCGCTCAACTCCTTGGGGTTGCCGTCTTTGTCCGTAAACTCTTCGGGGTTGAAGAGTTCGCCCGTTTCGGGGTCGTAAACTTCCAACTCGCCGCACACGAATTGGTTGTACATTTCGGCAACGTTGCTATTGAAGGGCTTGTTAGGCAGACACGCCAGCGCAACGATGAGGCGTTCGGTCTTGTAGTCTACTTTGCGCGCTGCCTGGTTGC